CCAATACTCTCTATCAGTAATTAACATATCTCTAAAAGCTCTTTCTTCCAGTTCATCCATTCTAAATCTCTCAACATCAACTTTATGTTGGTGTTCAGCCCATTGTTCTACCATGGACCGATAATCTTTTTTGAAAAACTGTTCTATTTCTGGTAATGTCTTTAAACTCTCTGGAGATAATTGTTGTTTTGCTTCTTCAGAATTTGGATCTAATCCCTGCTCTAACATTGCTGCTAACATCTTTGTTGCAGCATCTGCTAACAAAGTTTGTTCAACCATTCCTCTTTTTTGTTCAAGCATCTCATTATATGAGAAGTCATCAACTGCTCTATATGTTAATCTTGTAGCTCTTTTAGCAAATTCTGCTACCAAAACATTAACAACATTTGGAATGATAGGATAAAATTTTAATTCTAAAGCTGAGTAATCTTCTTTTGTAAGTGTCTCAACTATATCTCTATATTCATTATCTTCTTCTAAGATATAGTCAGTTCTATCAATTACACCTTTTGCAAGTTTGTAATTCTTCATTAATCTTCTGGCATTTCTACGGATTTGTTTCAATCCTTGCCATTCTAACCAATCTAAATTCCAAGCTGCCCACTCTTCTGTTTTGTCTTTTTTAGGTAAGAACTGTAAAGGTTGAGTAATACTACCCAATCTATTCTGTTCTGTTTTAGCCCCTTTCTTAAGTTGTAATGCGTTGTATACTTGCATAACTTATTATTTAATATTTTTAAATGCTGATCTTCTTAATCCTCCTCTTGTTGATTTCATACCATTACCCATGTGCCTAAATGGACTCTTATTTAATTTAAATAAATTTTCTGACTTTTGCAAGTTTTTAGCCGTATCATCCATGATAGTTCTTTTTGCAAATCCTCTATTTGATTCTTGAATTCTCATAAATGCAACTAATGCAGCAAATGAAACTAGTCTATCCACGTTGACTCCATCTGCATATTCTCTCATCTCTTTGATCAACATAGGGTCCGGAATCCTTTCTATACCGTAGGTTGTCCTTACAACAGTACCATCAGATTTTAGTTCTTGATCTAATTCCTCTTTGGTATATTCTATAGCATAACTAAGTAGATGTGCTTTAAATAAAGTTCCTGTATTTTTCCAACCATATTCCTGAAACACATTGTTATTTGATCCAAGATCTTTTAAAAACATGATTTGATTTTTAGGCACCAGGTATCTTTGTTTTTTTCTTGATATAATATACTGAATAAAAAGTGATATGTTATTTTCTACAAGTGTCCATGCATTGTACCACTCCATTATTAATTCTAATTGTTTATGAGTCTGGTTAATATCATTATATCTACCACACCAAGCCGCTACTATTTTACCTTGTTCTATGTATGTTTCTGTATCAGAACCAGTATGTTTAGTAACTTGTACTGGAGCTTTCATTACATAGATAGAACATAGTGACTCAGAGGTTGTAGTTTTACCTTCACCCACGGGGTCAATAGATGCATAATACATTCCAAATGTAGGATCTTTAACTGGTCTTTCCCATACAACAAGACATCCTGTTTTATCTTCAGTCTTTTTATTTATTGGAAAATCCATTATTGGTCTCTTGTTACTTTTAGTAACTACCGGTTTCCCATCTACATCAGTAGATATATCTAGAAACTCATAACCATATTCTTTTTCTTCAATTCTTCTTTCTTGTGCAGCAAGTAGATGTGTAGGGAATACAGATACTGATCTATGATCAAATGCTTCTTTAATATTCCGTGGATGCTGAGAAATCCTTAATTGATAATCTTCCGGAGCAAGTTCATCTTTCCATTGTTTAAACTGTCTGTCTAATGCATCTATTGCTTCTTCTACAAGTGAATTACCATATTCATCTATGTACGGGGGCATAGACCACTGCTCAGGAATAAATAAACCTGACAAACCTACAGTACCTTTATCATCTATAAGATCTGTTTCTACAGCATAAATATCTTTAGATGTTGGATTTAAGATCATGTCTTTCAATGGAAGACATTGAGACAAGTCACCCACAGATCCTGCTGCTATAAACATACCAGTTGTAATAAGACCTGATCTCATAGCTGGTCTCATATACTCATATGTCTGATCCATCTTAGGTGCAATCCCAGCCTCTTCATGAAAGAAGTATTTAACCGGACCCCCTACACCATTTGTAGGATCTTTCTCAAATGACATACCTTGTATGGTTCCTTTAAGACCTACCTCAGCTTTTCTATCTCCTTTTCTAACTTCAATTTTCTGTTGCCACATCATGACTTTATCTGGAGACATTGGACGGTACCATGCTGTATGTTCATTTAAGAATGCAGCATATTCTTGTAAGAATTTCCAGGATCCTTTTTCATTGATATAATCTTTAAGACTAGCTCCCATCTTAAGAGTGACCCCTGCTTCAAACCATTGTTGGTTTATAAACTTACCCATATGGTAGTATGAAGATGCTATCTGACGTTTCTTTAAGATTGCAGAATGTTTATAGTTAATTTCTGCAAGAAGTTCATATAATGCTAAGTGATACTGTGCATCCCTAATTTTAGCAAAACCAAACTGTTGAATTTCTTTGTCAAAGATTGGTAGAAAGTTTAGCCACATGTAGTATTCTCTTGCAAGAAACCATGTATCATCACCTTCTTTTACTATTATACCTTTTCTACACTTTGTCTTTTGGTCATCCCAATAGTTTATAAAGTCTCTGGATTTGTAGGGAGCTGTACAGTATACTCCATTTTTTTTAAATTTAAGGGACTCAGATATAAATACTGTATTGGTAGTTTCATTGAACTTGTATTTACCTGGTTCTTTAAATAACTCTCTAATGAAGTTACCGAAGTCTTCTCTGGAGTCAAAACTTGTAGTTGTCCAGTTTCCATTGTCATAGGTTGGTATATCTTGATAAATTTCACTCATTACATATCATATGCTAATCCTTGTCCACCTCTAACTCTACTTGATTGTTCTTCTTGAAGATCTTTATAAGCACCTTTAAAAGATGCTCTGATTGCTTCATAATTTTTAGCAGCAGCAATAAGAGAGTTAATGTTTCCATCTCTACCTGCAGTTATAGTTGTTGTTTCCATATATCTAGCTAATCTATCTAGCATAGAAGATATTCCTTTGTATGCTCTAGAGGTAGGTGTTTCATACATCCTTTCACAAAACCTAAGTGCTGTAAAGATTGTTTCATCTTCGGTAGAAAATTCCCCGTCAATTTGTTCTAGTATCATGTGCTCCTTATCCACATCCGGAGTAAAGAAAAAAGGATTAAGATCGGGATTAGGACAACACATATAAAAAAGATACATGTATATTTTAAGGTAGTCATCAGGGTATTCATCCATGACATCTTTAAGAGCCTTTAATGTATAACAATGTTCTGTTGGAATTACTACTCCATTTTGAACATCAAATAGTTTAGTTAAAATCATTTCTTTTTTATTTTGTCTTTGTTATCATGAAGATAATGCATAATAGCTATAACTTCATCAACTAAGTAAGGTACTGAAATTGGTATGACTTCTTTTACAATTGGTTCTTTATTTTCATCTAGTTTAGTTACTGGATATCCCCAATCGTCTTCATTTTCAATTTCAAATGTTATATGATGTAAAAATATTCTACCTGGTTTAAGTTTAGGATTATGCTTTAGTATAATATACATATAAATACTCAACTGCAATGCATAATGATAAAAGTTACAATCATCTAAACTATCTACCGGAGGATTCATCTTTTCAGACTTACCTTCAAAATTTACAAAAGATTCTTTCTTAATTTCTTTATTAGTTTTGTAGTCAATGATATTTACTTTACCATTGACTACCTCTACTAAATCTGATTGACCGCATATACCTACTGATCTAAGGTATACCATATGTTCAGGATAAACTCCTGGCTCAAGCTTTTGAGAAGGAGCAACTTTTACACCTTCTCTAATCTCACTTGGTTTAAATACTGGTACAGTAACTCCTTCTCTTTCTATTGAAGCTAAAGAACATAAATCAGACTCTCTTTGATTATGATACCATGTTCCCAATGTAATAGATCTGTCAGCTTCACCATTCCAAATCTTTTGAATAATAGATGGTTCAATACCGTACCATTTAGATGTCTTTTTTTTACTTACTTTTTCAGCAATTTTTTTGGCATCAAAAGGTTTTTTAAAATGGGATACAAGTGTAGTTACACTTATCCAATTTATATTTTCATCATCTATACTTTTGTAACTATGATCAGCTGCATTAAATACTATCATTGTTTAATCTTTAATGTTTTCTAATTCATCTTCCTCTTCTACAGTAGCAATAGCTTCCCATTTACCTACTGGACATTCTGATGAAAGAGATCTAGTTTTAAAATTAAGAGAACAACCACACTCATTACAACATGGGGCTGTACCTTTTAC